GGTAGCATAATGGCAAAAACTGCGGCATGGCAACGTAAAGAAGGCAAAAATCCAAAAGGTGGGTTAAATCAGAAAGGTGTTGACTCCTATAAAAAAGAAAACCCTGGATCTAAGTTAAAAACAGCAGTAACTACAAAACCATCAAAATTAAAAAAAGATTCAAAAGCGGCAAATAGACGTAAATCCTTTTGTGCCAGAATGTCAGGTATGAAGAAAAAATTAACATCAGCCAAAACAGCTAAAGACCCTAATTCAAGAATTAACAAATCATTGAGAAAATGGAACTGCTAATGGACACTGCTAAAATTAGTAAATTGACGCAAAAAGTATTGCAAGAGGCTAATAAAATAACTAAAGAGCATTCTGAGTCAGAAGAAGACACAATTTTTATTGCAAATGCATTTTTAAATGCCACAAAAATACTATATACTCAAGCGCTAGGTGAAGAGATAGCAACTAGTCTTTTACTAGAAGTTATGAGACAAAGTTTCGGTGATACCGAGCGTACTTTACACTACGGAGATAAAGATGAAAAAAAATAAAAATGGTTAATACCCCAATGAAGGCATGAATGCTTTGGCTTCCAAAAGACCTGATGTTGCAAAAAAAATAATGGGCTACAATAAAGGTGGAGATATCAAAGTTGATGAAGTCATTAAAATGCCTCAAGAAATTCAAGTGCCTGGCATGATGGGTGGAGGTATGATGTACAAAGAGGGTGGTGATGTTCAAACTGTCACTCAAGGCCACAAAGGTATGAAGAATACCGTCAAATATAAATAATCAAAAATTTTAAGGAGGATAACATGAAACTATTAAAAGATGTTATTGAATGGCTAAAGGAATGGAACGATTGGAATATGAAAGACTGGATTAAAGCTGGTATCGTATGTGGAATCGTTTTAGCTGTTTTATGGAAAATGGGTGGAGCCTAATACATGTGGCAACTACTCGCTAAACCTTTGCTCGGAGTCGTAACTGACTCCGTCAAAGGCTTCGTTGAAACTAAAAAAGCAAAAGCAGAATTAGCTGTTACTGAAATTAAAGCTGCAAAAGCTTTGAAAGAACAACAGATAGAGGGAAAAATTTCGTGGGAAGCTTCTGCGGTTGATCAAATGAAGGGGAGCTGGAAAGACGAGCTAATTTTAATATGTCTTTTGGTTCCAGCAGTGGCAGTATTTATTCCTGGATGGACACCACACATTAAAGCAGGCTTTGAAGCTTTACACTCACTGCCTGATTATTATAAACACTTATTATACATTGCATGCTCAGCTAGCTTTGGTATTAAAGGTGCTAAAGGAGCAATGGGATTAATTACAAAAAAGAAATGATATATGGATCCAATAGAATTAATAGAAGAACTAAACAGAATAATTAAGAATAATAGAAAAGCAGTGCAAGATGTTGTATTGACAGAAGGTGCTACAGACTATACAAATTATAAGTACATGATGGGTCAACTAAAAGGCCTTGATAACGTAGAACAAGAATTTAAAGAGTTCTTGCAAAAAAGGAGAATACAATTTGAGTAAGCCGATTCCAGACCAAGTTTTAAACTTTGGTAAAGTAGCAAAAGATCAAGTAGAAGAAATTGATCCTAATAATATTCCAAAAAAATTAACTGAGAGACTCCCTAAACCGACAGGTTGGAGAATAGTAATTTTACCTTACAAAGGAACAGGTAAAACAAAAGGTGGTATTATTTTATCAGATCAAACTATTGAAATGCAATCAGTCAGCACAACATGTGGATATGTGTTAAGTGTGGGACCTGATGCGTACAATGATTCAAACAAATTCCCGGAAGGTCCGTGGTGTAAAGAGAAAGACTGGGTTATCTTTGGTAGATATGCAGGTTCTCGCCTACAAATAGAAGGTGGAGAAATTCGTATTTTAAATGATGACGAAATTTTAGCAACAATCAAGAATCCAGAGGATATCTTGCATTTATATTAATAACATGGAGGAACCATGCCAGAACAAGCAATAAATACAGCGAAAGATGAACCTGTCGTTAGTGTCCCCTCTGAGGGAGATTCCGTAGATGTTAATCTACAGGAAGAAAAACAAGACAGTGCACAACCTCAAGTTGTAACTCAAGAATCTCAAGGTGAAGAACTTGAGGAGTATAGTGATAAAGTTAAAACTAGAATTAACAAACTCACAGGTAAGCTTCGTGAAGCAGAAAGAAGAGAACAAGCTTCTTTTCAATATGCAAAACGTGTAGCAGATGAAAATAAAAAACTAAAAGCTAAATCAAATAGCTTAGATGCTTCTTATATTCAAGAATTTGAAGCTAGGACTCAAATAGAAACTAAAAAAGCTGAGCAAGACTTACAGGCTGCAATTCAAGCAGGAGATGCACAAGCACAAGTTGAAGCACAAAAAGCTTTAGCAAAGTTATCTATTGACAATGAACGTCTTTTAGCTACAAAAGAAGCTAAGGAAAATTTAAAAGAGGAACAAAAAGAGGATGTCACACCTGAACAACTTCAAGCTGCTCCTCCTAAAAAAGTAGATCCTAAAGCCGAGGCATGGGCTGAAAAAAACCCTTGGTTCGGTAAAGACGAAGCAATGACTTATGCTAGTTTTGGAATACATAAAAAATTAGTTGAGGAAGAAGGATTTAATCCTAATTCAGATGAGTATTATGCTGAGATTGATAATAGGATCAAAAATGAGTTTCCCCATAAGTTTGGGGCAAATAGTTCGGAATCTACGAGACCCGTCCAACCCGTAGCTTCTGCTGGTCGTTCAACAACGCAATCAACATCAGGACGCAAAACAGTTAGACTATCTCCGAGCCAAGTCCATATCGCCAAGAGACTTGGAGTACCTCTGGAGGAATACGCTAAATACGTGAAGGAGTAATAGCATGGAAGATAAAACCAAAAAGACCTCACGCACCGATGCTTCTCGTGAAAAAACAAAGAGAGCACAACCTTGGCGCCCACCGTCAAGCTTAGAAGCGCCACCGGCGCCTCCAGGATTTAAACATAGGTGGATAAGAGCTGAGACTCTAGGAACTGAAGACAGAAAGAATATGGCTGGAAGACTTCGTGAAGGATTCGAGCTAGTTCGTGCCGATGAGTTTCCAGATTTTCACTCACCTACAATAGAAAATGGAACGCACGCTGGTGTTATAGGAGTTGGTGGATTATTGCTTGCTCGTATACCAGAAGAAATTGTTGAGCAGAGAGCGGAATATTTTGCAGAGCAAACTAAGACGCAAGAAGAATCTGTCGATAATAATCTTTTTAAAGAGCAGCATAGAAGTATGCCTATTTCTTCCGAGAGGAATAGTAGGGTTACTTTTGGTAGTGGTAGAGGAAACGACAAAAATTAATTTTTGTTATGGGTCCTATCACTTATAAAACAACTAACTGGTTAAGGAGGACTTATAACCATGGCAAACAAAGACGCACCATTCGGTTTTAGACCTGCAAAGATGTTGGGTGGAGCACCATTTAATGGCGGCCAAACAAGTTATGGTATTGAAAGTGGATATAACACAAATATATTTACTGGCGATGCAGTTGAATTGCACACAGACGGTACTATTACCGTAGGAGCTGCAGGAGCAACTAATTTAATTGGCGTATTCAATGGATGTTTTTACACTGACTCTACAGGTAAACCGACATACTCAAAATATTGGCCTGCAAGCACTGTCGCAAGTGATGCAGTAGCCTTTGTTATTGACGACCCAAACGTACTTTTTGAAGTACAAGAAGACAGCACTAATATCGGAGCTTCATGGCCTGATAATAGAGGATCAAATGCTGACTTAGTATCAACACACGCAGGTAGTACAGCTATTGGAAGATCTAAACAAGAGTTAGACTCCAGTTCAATTACTGCTGCGACAGCACAATTTAGAGTAGTAGATGTTGTTTCTGATGAATACAACAGCGACACAGCTAGTGCTAACGGGAACTATCTCGTTAGAATTAACGAAGGTCTTCACTACGCTAATACTGCTGGTATTTAATAGGAAGGACTAAAAAATGGCTATATCAAGAAGTCAACTCGTAAAAGAGTTAGAACCTGGTCTAAATGCCCTGTTTGGTCTTGAATATGCAAGATACGAGCAGGAGTGGTCAGAAATTTTTGACACAGAAACTTCAGACAGAGCGTTTGAAGAAGAAGTAGAACTTTCTGGCTTCGGTAGTGCACCAGTAAAAGCTGAAGGAGCAAGCGTACAATTTGACGATGCTACAGAAGCTTTCACTAGTCGTTACTCACACGAAACAATTGCTTTAGCATTTGCTATTACTGAGGAAGCAGTAGAGGACAACCTTTACGATAGCCTAAGTTCTAGATATACAAAGGCTTTAGCACGTTCAATGGCTAACGCTAAAGAAATCAAAGGCGCAAATGTTCTTAACAGAGCATTTAACTCTTCCTTCACAGGTGGAGATGGTGTTGAATTATGTTCAACTGCTCACTTAACAGTAGCAGGTGGCAACTATGCCAACGAACTATCAACATCTGCTGACCTTAATGAAACTTCTTTAGAGCAATCATTAATTGACATTGCTGGTTTCATTGATAACCGTGGTCTAAAAATCGCTGTAAAGGCAACAAAGATGATCATTCCAGTTAATCTTCAGTTCGTAGCTGAAAGATTAATGAAGAGTCAGTTAAGAACTGCAACTTCAGACAATGACATTAACGCTATCGGTAACATGGGTATGATCCCTGGCGGATACGTTATCAACCATTATCTGACAGATACAGATGCATTCTTTATTAAAACTGATGCACCTAATGGTCTAAAGCACTTTAATCGTGCGCCTATCAAAACTTCTATGGAAGGCGATTTTGATACAGGTAACGTAAGATACAAAGCTAGAGAGAGATATTCATTTGGATTCTCTGATCCTAGAGGTATCTTTGGCTCACCAGGAGCGTAATAAATAACCAAAGAATGGGGGTATATCCCCCATTCTTCTTGTTGCAAATTTCACTTAAAACTGTATATATTAATAAAGTCACATAGACTGTAATCAGACAGTATAGAGACTATGTGATAAGGTCTATACAACCAAGGAGGTTTTAAAATGGGCAACTCAACATTTTCAGGTCCTATTCGATCTGAGAGCACAGTAAAAACTGTAAGCAAAAACGCTAGCACAGGAACAATTACTGAAATCATTACTATGGGTGATGCACCTGTTGCGTTAGGAGATGAAGATAAAACTCTTGATGCCGCAACACACAGTGGTAGAACTCTTGTAGTTCCAGCAGTCACAGCTAACAGAACTATTACTTTACCTGCTCCCGTAGCTGGTCAAACTTATAAATTAATTTATGGTGGTGCCGCAGAGGAAACAGAAAATCTAATTATCGTAACACCAGGAAACTCTAACTACTTCCTAGGTGGTGTCGTTCATATGGATTCAGATGCTGACAATGTATCTGTATATTCTGATGGCAACTCAAATTCAAAATTGACTTTGACAGATTTTGGTATCTTTGAAATTAATATTGTAGCTAAAGATAGCACCAATTATTATATTTGGGGTTACCAAGAGGGTGCAGACGCACCTGCATTTGCAGATCAATAATATTTATAGTGAGGGCTTCGGCCCTCACAGTTTCTTAATTAAGGAGGGAAACAATGGCAGATACAGTAACAGGACCTACAATCTTACAACAAAACGACAATCGAGTCGTAATTAAAATTGTTAATCAATCAGACGGAACAGGTGGCACCACAGTTTTTGGTGATGTGTCAGCGTTAGCTGCACGTGCAGATGGAACTGCTGTAGCACACCTAGGATTACTTAGAGTTTGGTATTCTTGTCAAGGTGGAGATGGAGGCGATTCTTTTGCTCGTCTTGATGAAGAAGACTCAGATGGTGATATTCCTATCATAGGATTAACAGGAGCAGGATACTGGGATTTTAGAGAGTTTGGTGGAATACCAGCAGATAAATCAAGTAACAGTAATCAAAGCGATGTAAATTTTGTTGTTCCCGGCACAGCAGATGCTGGCAATATGTATACAGTTATAGCTGAGTTTCAAAAGATATATTAGGAGTAAAATATGCCTACATACTCAGGTACTAATGCATTTACTCTTACAATCGAAGAGGTCATAGCAGAGTCATACGAAAGGTGTGGTTTGTTTGTAAGATCAGGTTATGATCTTAAAACTGCAAGAAGATCTCTTAATTTACTTTTTGCAGAATGGGCTAACAGAGGATTAAATCTTTGGACAATTGAACAAAGAACTAAAACTCTTGTTGCAGGAACATCATCTTACGATTTAGATGATGATCTAGTAGATGTATTATCTGCTGTCATAACAGAGGCTAGTGATTCCACAGTTGATAGACAGATAGAAAGAATAAGTAGAGCTGAATATCTAAACATATCAAAAAAATCTACTTCTGCTTCTCCAACACAATACTACGTTGAAAGATCAATAACACCTAAGTTATATGTTTATGGTACACCCGATTCAGCAGATACTTTTAAGTATTATGCAATGACTAGAATTGCAGATGCAGGAACCTATACACAAAACCCAGAAGTGCCTTTTAGATTTTTTCCTTGTTTAGTATCAGGACTTTCATATTACATAGCTATGAAAAAAGCACCTGACAGAATACAACTTTTAAAACAAGTTTATGAAGATGAGTGGCAAAGAGCTTCTGCTGAAGATAGCACTAGGTCTAGTATAAAAATAGTTCCTGATGTGGGAGTAATGTAATGGCAACAGCAAAAGGAAAATACGCAAAAGCAATATCTGATCGTAGTGGCTTTGCTTTTCCTTATAATGAAATGATTAAAGAGTATGATGGAGTGTTAGTTCATAAATCTGAATTTGAACCACAACATCCTCAAGAAGACAATCCTTCTACACATAGAGCTGATGCAGAAGCATTGAAAAACGCCAGGTCAGATAGATCAGAGCCAGTAGAAGTTTTAGTGGGTAGTAGAACTTTCTTTGATCAAAATAATACAATGGTTCCACAAAAACAAAATGAAATTATTTTTTCTGCTAAAGTAAATGCAGTGACAGTGAGTATATCATGACAACATACACAGAACTAACACAACAAATATTAGATTATACTGAAGTAAGCACCGATGTTTTAACATCTACAATAACAAATGATTTTATTGAGCACGCTGAAAACAGGATTTTTAGAGATGTCGATTTAGATGTTTTTAAATCAAATCAATCCGCTAACTTAACATCTAGCAATGCTTTTGTTTCTTTACCAGGTGGAGCATCACCAACATTAGAATCTTTAGGAACAATTAGAACTATGAACATATTTCCAGCATCTGGTACTCCGACAAGAACAATGTTAGAACAAAGAGATGTATCTTTTATTACAGAGTATGCTCCAGATAGAACTGCAACAGGAACACCTGTCTATTGGGCATGGTGGGATCACAACTCATTAATAGTTGCACCTACACCAGATTCTGCTTATAATGTCGAATTAGGAATTACAATATTACCAACAAGGTTATCTAGTACAAATGCAACATCTTGGCTAGGCAATAATGCTCCAAGTGCTTTATTGTACGGGTGCCTTGCAGAAGCCTTTAAGTATTTAAAGGGTCCAGCAGAAATGCTGCAATTATACGAACAATCATATCAACGTGCTATTCAAGAATTAGCTGTAGAGCAACAAGGAAGGCATCGTAGAGATGAGTATATGCAGGGAGCTATTAGGCTA